CTGCTGGTAAACTAGGTATAGGTACAACCTCTCCTTCTTACCCGTTACATGTAGTACAAGCTAGTGGCGATACTTATGGAATGTATTTATTTAATAGTGCATCACGTGGTATTTATTTTGGAGATACAAGCAATGATGGAAGTGGGTATGGTAAAATTGGTGGTGTTGGTGGAAGTCTTTTCTTAGGTTCAACACAAGTATATACCTCATTTATTCCAACTGGTGATTCTAACGCTACATTAGGTCAACAAAATAGAAGATGGTCTTATTTCTTTACAAGGTTTGGACAAGTAGGATATGACACATCTACAACTACGACTGCCCAGTTTGGTATTAGTGGAGCAGCAGATAAAGTACCATTAGAAGTTTATGCTAATGGTGCAACCACACCAGCTTTACATGTGACATCAGGTAGTCGTGTAGGTATAGGCACAACTGCACCCGCAAGGTCACTAGAAGTTAAAGGTAATGGTGCATATATGGCTTTCAATAGTACAGCCACTGATAATCATCAATTTACTATAGGTAGTGATAATTCTGGTTTTATAGTATATGACGATACATTAAGTACTTACAGATTTGTTATAGACCAAGATACTGGTAATGTAGGTATAGGTACAACCGCTCCTTCTTACCCATTACATGTTAACACTACAAGTACAAGTTACGCAGCTAGATTTGAAAATGATTCTTCTAATGGATATGTAATGCAACTAGCTGCTTCAGACAGCACATTAAATTTTCAAACAGACCACATTATACCATCAATGAATATGCACTTAGGTAACGATAATGTAAACTTCTATATGAGAACAGCTGGTTATAAATTTGGTGTAGGAACATCAAGCCCTAAGACTAGTATGTCTTTAGTGGGTGCATTATCTATAGAAGAACGAGCAGACCACGAAACTACCAATGCTGGATGGGGGCAGTTATGGGTTAAAAATGATACACCCAATAAACTTTACTATACTGACGATGCTGGTACAGATTTCGATTTAACTCTAGCCTCTACTGCAACAGGAACCATCGCTGGTACTCTTTCTGACAATTATATTCCTATAGGCACAGCTGCTAACACTATAGGTGATTTTGTTTTAGGTTTAGCGGAGAACAATTCTATATGGATAGGTTCAGACCCTACCGCTACAACTGATACTGCTTCAAAGAATGTAGCTTTAGGAGTTACAGCTTTAGATTCTATAACAACAGGCGACTCTAATGTAGCAATAGGTTATAATGCAGGAACTGCTGTTACTACAGGGG